GCGCGATGTATAACTTGTAGCCCTTTACACTTGCTTACCCCCCTGGCCTTAGATTTCAAGGGCTTACGAAAATAGGTGTGATTCTGGTCTACACTTCTGACGTGTAGAACGCTGAATGCTTTACACGTGACAAGTCCTTTACACTTGATTAGTTGTGTGCTATACAGTCCGTGTATCAATTGGATACGCAATAGAGAAGGGACATGATGGGCATACTTTACATATCACTGATGATCATGATCGGTGGGCTGTGCGCGCTGATGCTGGTGCAGACAGTACAGTTGAAGAACACGCAGCAGCAGCTTGAAGACGAACGTGCCACTAACGCCTGGCGCACAACCAGGTGTAAGAAGTGCGGAGCGCGAGAAGTAGAGTCAAGCATCAGGCAGACAGCCAGGGTGAAAGACAGCAAGCGTCGCGCCCGCATCAGAAAAGGGAGCGGACACAATGCGTGAAACTGTTGACAATCTGCATGACATGGACGCGACCAGTATTAATCAACTGGCATACGACAAGCTGAATGAATTGCTTGAACGCTGCACGTTGAACCTGGTCGCACAACTGACACGTATCAGCAGGCCGACGCTGTACCGCTGGCTAGACACTGATTGCAGCCTGGAAGAAATGAATTATCGTGACGCCGCGTGGTTCTTTCTGGTCTGCGAGACTAGCCCGAAGGTGCAGATGCTGTTGACACGTCCACCGCTTTCGCATCCTCGGCTTGCGAAGCGTTTACTAGATGAAGGTGAAGACAATGACGCTTGAACAGAAACTGCTTCGAATCATTGCGAAGCGCATGGGCTGGCTGCTGGTATGGCAGTTCATCTGGATAGGCATACTGATATGGGTGTCGCTATGAAACACTCAAGAATTGAAGTGACTATAGCAGCCAGAATGCTGTTGCCGGAAGGTGCGCTGCCGCGTGATGCGGTAGATTTGGTGCGTATGGCTATTCATAGAATGGATGCCCTGTCTGAATCGCCAATTCCTCAATTGGATGTAGAGAAGGTGAAGGTTCGGATCATTGAAAAGCGGGAGTTTACGACTTATGACTAACCATGAACTGGAAGGCGATCTGCCTGCATACCTGGTGTTTCTGATCCTCGGACTGATCAAGGAATTGGAAAAATCAACGCCTGATCATATCCTGGTCAAAGCAGTGCGGGGTGCGCTAGACAGTGTGCCGCCCGACAATCCGAAACAGATGTCATTCGACTTCTGATCACAAAGCCCGGCCTAATCAGTCGGGCTTTTTCTTGTTTCCGTTCCAGGCACGCGCCAGGTGTGCAGCAAAGTAGAAGCCGATGATGATGCTGAACGGTGTATTGACCACGTCTTCAAGGATATAGAATATCTTGTCAGACCAGGCGGGCATCCAGGGCTGTGCCACGACTGCGATCAGCACCAGCAGCGCCCATAAGAATACGACAATGAAAGCGATCAGCCTGCGCGCCATGTTCTGCGGCTGTGTCGCTGCCAGGTACTTCAGCAAATAGTCGCTTTTCTCTTGATCAGTAAACCAGGCTTTGTCAATACCATTAATGACGGCTTTCGTTGTGTCGCCGCCGCCGAATATCTTAGCTAGTACTTTTATCATCTGGCGCATTCCCTGTCTTTAGGCGCGAGCGTACATAGATCGTCGATCAGTTCTTCAAGGTCGATCTGTGCCCTGCGGTCGTTTGGATTGCCGCGCAAATACTCTCGCAGTTCGCGAATGTCTGACTTGATCAGCCGCACTTCGATGGTGCTGATCTGTTCCTTGACTTCTTTCACGTCCGACGCGCTTGCGAATGTCGTGAACATATAGACCACAGCCAGGACGGTCCCGGCCAATGCTGTCCATAGCGAACTGAAGCTCAATTTTTCCATGTCAAAGGTCCAATGATTTTGCAGCGATAGCATCTTCAATTCCTTCCAATGGTGCCACGTCGCCCACAGGCTGCGCCAGGGCTTTTTCCAGGTTCATGCCTTGTGTTGCCACGTCATTCGCAGTTAGTCGCTTCTCGACAGCCATGATGCGTTCTGCAACGCTGTCTGCGACATGCTTGCGCGGGAATCTGATCATTTGGGTATTTTCCTCATCGTTTCTGCCAGGTCTGCTTGCCGTTCTTCTTCGGTCTTATCGCTGGTGAATGTATCCCTGGCCCAATTCTTGAAATTTCCCCAGGCGTATTTTGCATTCAGCGCAATGCCCTGGTCGGTGTACGGGAAGATCGCATCGCTGGCTGCCTGTTCAATATCTGAAGCTGGCAGTGTCGCCACGTTCTTCAAAGGCTCTGCGCTGCTGATCGCTGCGGGCACATTCGACGCCAATCTGAAATTGTCGTGATACTGCTGCGGCAGTTCCAGGTCGCCTATTGTATTGGCATAGCGTGATTCCCTGGCTAGCTGAAACTGCGTGTTAGTCTCGCGCATCGAATACAGCAAGCCCATCAATTCCTGGCGCTGTTCTGGCAGCATCGTCTGACCGCTACGCGCCTTTTCCATCAGCGTATTCGCTTTGTCCCACAGACTGCCGATGGCACCGACTGCTTCAGCTTCTTCCTGGCGCACGACGCCTGTCGGGTCCAGGGTTTTATTGATCAGGATACCAGCGGCCCACAGTTCGGACGGTGTGCCGTTCTGCAGCGCGTTCAATGCCTGGTCAGTCGCCAGCATGACATCTTCGAAGCCTTGCGACTCTGCGCGGAATTCATCATGCAGTTCATTGAACCTGCTGTATTGCTGCTCATCCAGGTCGCGACGCAACTGATCGTCATAGGCTTTCGCAGCTATCGCCTGTTCTTCCTGGCGCACCGTGTAGCCGTTCAGCTTTTCATGCGCCGATGCCAGCAACTGACTGCCCTGCTGCTGCAGTTCAGGCGATGCCGACGACATGAATTGCATAGCCGTGTCGAACTCTGTCTGCATGGCTGACAGTTGCTCGAGATCACCAGGGTTTTCAGTCGTCAATGCCAGGCGATCCAGTTCGCTGTGAAAGATGTCAGCAGCCGCGCCCAGGGTGCTGCCAGTGTTGACGTACTGATCAAGCGCTGCCTGTTCCTGGCGTTTTGTGTACAGCCCTTGCGCAAGTCCCATCAGCAGGCCGCCGACAGGTCCGAGAATCCAGCCAGCCGCGACCGCAGTCGCTGCGCCTTCCGGCCAGGCGAAATCTGCTTCCTGGTCCGCATTCGGATTGAATTGCGTCCTGGCTTCCTGCAGCTTGGCTAGATTGTCTTCAGCGCTTTGTGCATCACCTTGCATATCCAGCAGGTTCTGAAGTTCGGCTGCTGCTCTGTTAGTTGGCATATCCTAGAATCCTAAGCTGAATGATCGGCCTTCTGACGTGCTGCTGGCTGATGATCGGCCAAACGAGTTCGACCAGGCTGCTGCCCAATCTGCAGCGCTGCTCTGACTGCTGCCCAGGACGGTCGGCCCGCCCAGGATGGCCGCCAAGCGTTCAGAAGGTGCCAGGGCAGCGCTGAAGCCCAAATCTGCAGCGCCAGCAAGGGCTGGAATGCCGCCCAGGCCCACCTGCGCGCCGCTGATGGCGTTTCCTGCCAAAGTGCCTGCCGCTGCATCCCTGGCGCTAATATCGCCCGCACGCAGCGCTGTAGCGCCTCTGGTGAAGCGGTCGGACACTTCCGAGATAGCCCGGCCTTGGGCCACACCTTGCCGCCCGCCGCCTAGCTGCCCGCCGCCGACTGCCTGGCTGGTGATGGCCGGATTCAGTTCTTCTTCAAAGAATCGGCCCAGGTCTTCGCCCAGCAGGTCGATCTGCTCCTGCAACACAGGATTGTCGCTGCTTAGGCGGTTTTCCAGGTAGGCAGTGCCACGGTCGCCGCCGATGTTCGCCATGAAGCCAGAACCGCTGCTAAATAGCTGATTGGCGGCTTCTGTGAGCATCGACGGATCAAGCCCGGCAGCCGCACCTTCAGCGCTGCCGAACAGCCTGGCGAAGACATCTTCAAAAGCGATGCTTTGTTCAGACGTAGACTGACTCGCGCCGCCCGATCCGCTGCGGCTTTGACTCTGTTCGAAACTCTCGCTCTGACTTTGTGACGTTGACGTGCTGCCGCCGAATCCAAAAGGCATTTTCTAATCCTCAGTAAGTCCAAATATTAGGACGCGGATGATCAGGCAGTGCCAGGTCATCCAAGTGAATGAAACGCTTGCTGTGCGTACCCTTTTGATTGAGTCCGATTCCTGTCATCCATCCACCCAGGCTGCACTGTTGTACAAGCAGGTGCGCTTTCACTCCGAAGACGCCGACATCTGCGGCCCTGCCTGTTGTATGTGGACCGTCCCGCCCTGTCGTGCTGATTTTCTCATTATACGCCGGACACCGATAGCCGCTAGTGATAATGATCGGGAAGTCAAGACGCGAGCGAAGCTGATCCAGGGCGAATATGAAATTCATGTCCATTTCGGTCCCGTCGCTGCCGCACTCGCCACACCTGCAGGCGAACTCTGACGGCTTGAAGTGTTCAATGTCTTTCCATTCAATCTGCGGCATTGTATAAGTCCAGGTCTTCAGCGTAATGCGCTAGCACTTTATCGCGCAGTTCATCGCTAATCTTGTCATACGGTTCAGTGCGATTTTCATGCGGGAATTCACACTGCATATTTTCATAGTACCAGGCAGGCAGCGATTCCAGCTTTATCAGTTCAGCTTCTTTGCGGTACTTGCCCAGCAAATCCACCTGGCGACGCCAGTGATCATCTTCGGGACCGTCTTCGATTCGCTGCCATAGCTGTTCCATCGTGAAGCCTTCGACAGCGACACCCTTGCCATGATCGCGGCACTTGTTGCGCCACAGTGACAGGAAGCGATCGAGCGGATGCCGGACAATGAACACCTTGCGCCGGAAGTTCTTCAGATGATTTGGCTGGATGCGGATTGGTGCAGATCGCGCATTCAGCACGCGCAGAAATGACGTGTAGCCATTCTTGAACGGGACTCCGAAGGCAATCTGTCGCGACCGATCTGTGAGCCAGCTATTCAAACTTGCTCCGAAGTGTTTGCCGAGACTTCTGTATTCTCGGGCGTTCTGACATTTGGGCTGCGGTCCGTCTTGTGACAGCGATATAGTTGCGGTTTCCCGACGGCACCCCGTTCAATGAATATTCCTGAAGATCATCATTACTCAATCGCGTAGACCAGTAGACTATTTCTCGGACATATCCACAAATACTGTTACCACCGTTTTGGTCATCACCTATATAAAGCGTGGCGATACCGTCTGCAACTGCGTAGGAAACATCAGTATCCGCCGCAACACCGTCAATATAGTCAGCGAAGTCATCTGTATCTGACCAGCCACTAGCAATGCGTGGTGCATTGGTACCGTCATAAGGTATAGCTTCTGCAAGATGGACAACAATCACGTTGTCCGTTTCAACAAGCACGCTTTTACTATCAGTACTGGTTCTGAAATTCAGATAATTTTGACCGTCTTCCCACAACAAAGCTATCGCATTAGAGCCGAACAGCTTCTTCGGCTGTGATTGATAGTAAAACGATCCTTCACCCCCCTGATTGAACCAGGACAGGTCAGAGGTCTGGATATTATCTCTGTTTCTAGTAACCGGCGATCCGGCTGTCTGTATCATAGAAGTTGCAAACGTACCAGCTTCTACCTGAACCCAATCGGGACCGCCTGCCACAGTACAGGTCAAAGTGCCTGCCGATGCTGTCACCGTTAGTGGGCTTCCTTCTGAAGCTACACCCGTCGCGGTTCCTGACAATGTGACAGTGCCGGAACCTTCAACCGATACAGTGTAGTCTTGCGCAGTTGTTGTGATGTTCTGAGTTACAGGTGCGTCACTGTTAAGGAATAAGTTAGTGCGCGCATCTTCGACTAACAAGCCCAGGCTTTCGCCACTGGCATTATGATCAAAACGTGGCTCATTGGCTGCTGCAGCTATACGCACCCCTGCAGAATTTCGATAGGTAGCGCCTAAACCTGATCGCGTACAGGTTAATGTCGGCCCAATTTTCGCAGCCAGGGACTTGTCATTGACAAAATCGTAATGAAGGGTCTTCGACATGATTCACTCGCAATGATTGTTAGTACCGGCACAGATGAAGATCGGATCACCGTATACTTCTTCTCGAATAGCATCGTTGATATGCCAGGCAAGACGTGTATAGGTAAAACTGGAATAGGCAAGCTGTCTGCCGACAATGTCATCATCAGCATCATCCCAATAAGACACCTGCTCCCAAGTAGCGTCGAAACCAAAGAAAAATTTAGCAATCGATCCGGTCGATGCCGCGTAGTCTGGCTGCTGGACTATGATACGTGCATGATCAAGATCGCCTGAAGGACTTTCAAGAATAGTTTTTATTGCAGCGTTTTTGTTTCGGACCAATCCGATGCGATAGCGCAGGCTATGCATGATCAGATAGTCTTCATAAGCGCTGACCTCGGCGTCTTCCAGATATTCAGTCAGATAGTTTTCAACCAGTGCCAAGCTGTTATCGACACGGTTCAACAGGTCCAATGAATGCCCGCGATGATGTTCAGCGATAGCAGTCAGCGGTAAAAATAGCGCAAGCAATATAATCTTCTTCATGGATTGTCCTCGTTGTATTGCAGCAGATGGTTGATGTACTCCGCTATGCGTGCGAATTCTTCTTCCAGAAATCGACGTAGTTCCGGGCTGGCTGACTGCGGCACAGGTGGCGGCACATACGGTTCAAGCATCAGAAATATCCTCGCTGTTCTATTTCCAGGTCGAAGCCTGTCAGCTTCCAGACATCACTGCCGGCGCTGCGGACTTCAACACTAATGTATCTGCCTTGGGCGAATAGGTTCACCACCTGTTCAGGGTCGGTGATCGTCACTTCGGATGACCAGGTGATCGAGTCATTCGGTTCCATCTGGCTGCCAGCCCTAACGTAAAGTGTACCGTAATTTGCACGCGCCTGGACATGCACGCGGCGCAGGAACTTGACGCGGGTAGCATCACCGAAGTCCATCGAATACTTGCCGAGATATGCCGTGACGGTTTCTGCATCAGTGACATCTTGCTGATGCATTTCATCGGTGTGGATGAATACCATTGAATCACGCGCAGCAGATACCGTTGACTCACCCCAGGCACCGACAGCATCGGCCCATACTTCAGTGCGGTCTGCCCAGGTGTTTGACTCGCTGGTATCGTTCACGACACCGATAGGCGCGTGAACAATGTCATCAAGATCGCGCACGCCGAAGCTGTCAAGATCGACGTTATACACCAGGGCAGTGTTACAGAACTCGCTGCCCGATGAAGGGAATGCGATCAGCGCTTCATTCTGTGCGCGATTGAACGTGCAGAACAAGTTCGGATAATTAGTCTGATCAAGCTGGTTGAATAGCCAATCCTTGACGCGCCCTTCACCGATACTCTGTCGCTGGTTGCCATCAGTCAGAATGATGTCGCCATCGGTGACAACCAGGTGACGCCCATGCACGTCGCAGACTGCGCGCCTGGTCAACGCGCCGACATTAGACAGCACCTTGCGGAAGCTGAAGACGTTATCGCCGCCGACATATTTCGCCTGGTAAGTCGAACTCCGTTTGTAGATCATCAACGCATCGCGCAATGGATACGCGCATAGTAGATGTCCAGGGCTGTCTGACAGTTCGACATCGCCCGCTTCATTGCCTGCGCCTGGTGTCCAACTATCAGGGATTGTCCCAGGCTCTGCAGCGTCAGACCATTTCAGCTTGCTGCGAAAGGTGCCGCCAGGTCCGCTGATGTCCAGGGCGAACAGGTGATATTTGAATGCGGTAATGAATTGGCAGGTTTCGGTCGCGGTCCAGTCGGTTAGCGTCGCCAGGTTCCCAGGTCCAGCCCAGAAAACAGGTTCATCCGATCCGTTATTGATGACCGGCACGCCATTCAATAGTGAACTGCTGAAGCTGACAGGATCACTGACAGCCGATAGCAGACTGTTGTCCATCTGCGTTGCATTGCTGCCTTCTATATACCAGGCAGTACCGTCTTCTTCGAATATCAGCCAGTAGTTCGTGCCGGAATCTTCGGCATTGATGGCGTGCATCAATTGACCAGGTGCGGCAACGCCCAGGGCAGTGCCATAGACTGACCGGCTGCCGGGTACTCGCTGGGCGAAGCCGCCCCTGGTAATGACATTGGTCATCAAAGTGAAGAAGTCGGGCCCGACTTCATGCGCAGGTGTGTCGCTGATGAAACCACGAACCGGACGCAGGCTAACTGTCTGCTTCGGATAGGTCACGAACCGTCCTCAGTTGTACAGGTCCAGGAACCTGTGACGTTGTTCGACGTGTCGGCAATCTCGCGTATTGTGAATGTCAGACTTGCGCTATAAAAATCACCGGGCGATTCAGTCGCGTCGAATGTCCTGGTAGCGTTAAGATCGCGATAGGTTCCATCAGCCAGCGACGGCTGAATTTCCGTATCGCCGGAAACCCAGGTAACTTCTATTTCATAATCGTCACCGACATCTGAAGGTACGCTGCCGCCGTCCATCCATACACCACTAGCGACCCAGCTACCTGCCGACCTTTTATCGACTGTGCCATCACGATTGAAGCGAAAACCGACAGTGACTGATGCCGCATTGCTATGGAAGGATTCGCCACGTGCGCCGCCGACCAGTGTCAGATTCTGATAGAACTGCTTCCAGACACCGGACACTTTCACGTATGCGTTATTGACTTCCTTCCAGGCACCGCTGACTTTAACGTGCAACCCGTTCAGCTTCTTCCAGGCACCGCTGACTCTTACGTGCCCATCCATATCACGCTTCCCGTTCTAGCCAGATGTCGCCGTCACTGCCGCCTGATGGCGCGCTGGTTGATACATGAATACGCCCACTGCCGAAGGCACCATCATCATGCGCGATGACCGGACGCCCTTCGACTTCGACATCGCCTGCCGCAGCCCTGGTCAGCGTTGTATCGCTAGCATGTCCAAGTTCGATGTCAGCGACTTGCGGCCCGGTACTGAAGTTCCATTGTCCAGTGATCGTTTCGGCCGCACCCTTATCAACCAGGTCAGCCGCTGCGACGCCGTCATAGCTAGTTGCAGTGATCGCTGCGAAATCCCAGGCACCGCTGATTGTTTCAGCCGCCGATTTGTCTACCAGGTTCGCTTCAGTGATGCCGCCATATGACAGCGCAGTGATCGCGCCGCTGAAGTTAGCAATGGCCGCCGTCAGCGTTCCTGTCAATGTCGGGCTGATGGATGCGACCAGGTTCCCGGTACCTGTTAGTCCGGTCAGACCGACCAGGCGATTCGCTTCGGTCGGTGTGAAGTTCACAGCGCCGTCAACATTCGGGAACGAATTCAGCAGCGTCGTTTTGATGCCGCGCAGATGATCGTCACCCTGGCTAACCTGGTCAGTCGCGTGAACCGGATTCGACGCATTCAAGCTGTCGATGTAGTTGAAAGTTTCAAGGCCCATTAGTAGGAACTCCCGCCCGCAAAGTTATAAGAAGGTGCCACGTTAGCGCCGCCGATCTTCCTGGTCATCTGTTCATTCAGGTCTTCAATGATGTCATTGAATAGCGTCTCTTCATCCTGCATTAATTCGCGGTCTTGTGTATGCCCGTACAAAAATACTTTGCTGCCGGACATATAAAGGGTTTCGTGATCGGTCAGCAGGTCGTTTTCATCGCTGTCATCACTGAAGGGTGCAGGCGTTCCGAAGTAGAGAAGATCGAAAACATCAGAAGAACCCGGCACGCCCCTGAATTCGATGGTGCCATCACCGTTCTGGCAATACTGCAGCACGTCTGCTGTGCTATCCAGGCGACGGATCGCTGCCGGTATGACTCGCTGCAGTGCATCGCCCTGGCGTCCCTGCAGCTTGATGTCGCGGACTTCAAGCAGTCGGCCCGGCACGTTATAAAGCCCTTCACTGACGCGATCAGAATCGGTCAGCGTCGTGTTCAGTATGTAACCGCGCAGGTCGCGCCGGATCATGCCTTCACATTGTCTGATGAAACGCTCGACATGATCAGATAGATCGGTTCTGTGCGCGTCATCAAGTATTGCCTGCTTCAGTTCACCGTAATTCATCTGACGATAATTCCCCGTTGCGAGTTCTTCACCTGGCGCGGTGTGCGCGTCACTAGATACTTCTCTGCTTCAGGTGACTGCCGGAACTTGTGCCAGGCAAACAGGCGCGTATCGTGATCCTTGCTGAACAGGTCAGGATTCGTGCGCTGCAGATATTTGTAATGACTGGTCGGAATCTTGAAAACTACCTCGCCGTCATCCAGGGCGCGAACTGGTGCCCGCCCTTCGCGGCGCAGTTTGTTGTCTTCAAGTACCTTTCGAATTGCTTTCAGCATTGCTGCTCCTAAGTGCGGCCCGACAGTCTGAAGGGTGTAGACTGCCGGGCCACGTCGCCGCGCCAGAGGAACTAGCTAGCGGTTACTGCAGAGCCAGGCAAGATGTCAGCGATATTTGCGTGTGCATCTTCGCGGAAGCATTTCGTCATCCACGTAGTTGACAGCATACGCATGTCGCTGTGCCCGACTTTACCCAACTCATCATTGCGATAGCCTTCCAGGTAGGACAGTCCCAGGTAGGCCGGATCGAGAATGCCGACATCAACAACGGGAACAGGTGTCGTGTCGCCGCTGTTGTACGTCTGCTGTAGCCGGTTATCGACTAGCGACAGACTGATGCCGAAGTCTGACAAAACGACCGTGATCCAGCCCTGTGCGGCCTGAGTCTGCGGCGTCACACCCTGCACGTTTGCAGTCGGTGCAGCCCGGTACGGATCGCCTGCAGAACTGAACAGGAAGGTATTGATACCTTTGATCAGCGCAGCAGTTGACGTGATCACCGAAGGATAGCCGCCAGCCGTGTAGACTTCTTCTAGCCTGGTGCGCACATTCGCCCAGGTCAGGGCGCGCCCATCACCAGCAGTCGGTGCATCGACTAGCTTTGTCGAACTGTCAAAGCCGCCCGCGCTGCCGCCAGTACCATAATCGGTATTGGTAGCAATCCAGGCGAACAGCCCAGCAGTGCGGCCTGCAGTCGTGCTGCCGTCATCGACAACGGACGCTTGACGACCGGCGAAGATCGCTTCGACATCGCGGCGCAGGTCCATCAGCCGCTTCGCAGTCTGATATGCCATGCGTCCGATGCTACCGATGCTGTTGATCGCTTCGGAGACATGCGAAATACGCACAGTCTTGTCAGAGATTTGCTGACGATTGCCGACGCGAGTGCCCAGCTTTGTATCATTGCCGGAAGCATCTGCGCCATCAACCACGGCATTGTCAGTATCGACTGCAGTCAGGTCATCTTCGGTCCATTCCGAATATGGATTGCTGTGCGAACCACTGCGCACCATATCCGTCAGCGGAGTCGGGATGCCTTCATCCAGGTTATACACCGTATCGACCACGTCTTCATGGATCAATCCAGGTGCGGCCAGTGCTGCTGCAAGATCAGCAGCGTCAAGGTTTGCGGTACTCATAAACGAGATTCCTTATTCAAGATCAGAGAAAACAGCTTCCAAATTGTTGCGTGCGTTTCCTCGCTTGACTCCCGCCAGCGGTTTCTTCCGAGGCGCCCTGCCTGTCGGCTTTGATGGCTTTGTCGGGTTAGGCTTCCCAGCCTTGACAACGTCCAGCGCTTTCCTGATGCGTTGCTCGCGCAGCCAGTTGTCCCTGATGTACTTGATCTGACGATGGTCAGCGACACGTTCCAGATGATCGACAGGATAACCATACTGTTTAAGATGGTTACTCATGCCTTCCATATCTGCTGTTCGTGTTTCCTGGTCAGTCCATTCAGGTATAACTTCCAGCGTGCGCTGACGTTCCAGCGTCATCTGCGCTTCATGCTTGTCGCGAATCTTCTGCAACACTTCAGGCTTCACTGCCTTTTCAGGTAGCGCTGCCATCAGTTCGCGCAATTCATTCTGCGCTTGCATCAGGTCCGCTTCGCTTTTAGTCCGACGTTCTTCGAATTCAATTTCACGCAATGATAAATCGGCCTGCTTCGCATGATTGTCTTTCAGGTCTTCGACAGTAACAGGTGTTCCGTCTTCGGCCTGGCTAACTTCCAGCTTATACAGGTCATCAAGTTCCAGCCCTAGCTTCCCGGCCAGGTCATTGAACTTTGTTGGCGCAGCGTCGTCGCTCCCGCTTGCTTCGCCGGATTCTCCCGAATCATCGCCAGGCTGTTCGCCTGGTTCGTCCATTGCCAGCATTTCGCCCAGGCTTTCAATACCTGGCTGCTGTTCTTCAATCGTCTGTTCCGTGGCTCCCGCCGTGTTCTCTGATGGCATCGTTTATCGCTCCCGCGAGTTCATCCAATTGGCGCAGCGCGTACCATTGCTGCTCCCGCAGCGCAGTGTCATTTGCTTGTCGCCAGGTTTCGAAAATCTGTTCACGTCTACTCTGCAGCACCATTGGCAGCAGGCGATTCGCCGCCAGCGCCGTTGCTTCCTGCTTCAGTTTTGCTTTGTTCATCTGCCACCCTTCTTGCTTTCGCGATGTCTACCGTTGCAGCGCCGACCAGTTTCGCTTCTTCGACTTCAACGCCCAGGACTTCAGCGAAATATTTGAACTGCAAGTCAGAGTCCTGGCGATACTTTTCGAACGCCAGGCGCATCTGCTCAAGGCCAAATGCTTGCTGCATCAATGCCTTCTTCTGCATGTCGATGGTCTGTGCCTGTTCTGCTTTGTTCTTCAGCGCAGCTTTCGACTCATCGCTTTCCGGGTCGATGTAATACTGTTCTGGATTCTGCACTTCATTCAGCCGCGCCCAATCCATCAGCGCACGATTGAATTCATTGATGCCGACTAGGACTTCATCCATACCCTTATCTGCCAGCATCAGTTGCGTCTGGATAATCTCGCCCAGGGCGTTAGCACGTCGCTGACGCTCGCCTGGTGACATGCCAGGCTTCACGGTGACGTTCTCGCGCTCCGGCCATTGTGCCGGATTCACAAACGTCCATTTACCGTTGCGCTTGATCGGTACAGGTTCATCGAAGTATTCGCGCAGCGTCCTGTGCGCTAGGATGAAAACGTCCCTGATCAAAGTGCAGGCGATAGTCTTCATCATCGCAGCGCTTAACTGCTCCGCGACACTGTATGCCTTTTCAAGTCCCTGGCTGCCCATGCGGTCGCCGCCGATCTGCATCTGCGCTGTCTGCAAGTCCAGGGCAGCGCCGCCCATTTCCGAGCGCTCGCGGGCTGTTGATTCCAGGTTCTGCAGAATGTTTGCGGACGTGTCAGGAACTGACAGCGCCATGACCGCAGCCCTGATGTCGGGCACCGTATTCTTAACGCGCACCATATTATTGACGCGACCATCAGTAACGTCATCGACATTGACGACACCATCCAGCCCGGCCAGCCGGTTCTTTGTTGTCGCGTTGACGTTGTCAAGAAGTGCCCGCCGCAGGGCTGTGCGAATGTCCTGATTTTGCTTTAGTTTGTCATACAGGCTGATGCCCGTGAATCGGTGCGGATTCAGGATTGCCGTCCCTGCGGCTAGGCGTAAAAATGGAACAGGGCAATCGTCCAGGATCACCGTGTCCACGTAAGACATGCAGATGCGGTGCAGTTCATCGACGCCGGTAGACGTGCCCTTCTTGATATAGATTTCATACCATTCGACAAGCTGCTGCGAATCATCAATAGTTGTGACCGGCTTCCTGGTCGTGCGCGGATTACGTGACTGCGATTCGGCCTTCAAGTCATGCCGATGTTCAGTCAGCTTCATCACCTTCTTCTTCGGAAAGCCCATTGCAATCAGGTCGGCTTTCGAATCAATGTGACGTTCAGCGACTATGGGAATCCCTTCAAGTGTCGGGCAGTTCCATTCGGCAAAATACAGAAAATTTTCAAGCGGAATTGATGCCATCTGAAATTCACGTTTTGTCATTTCGACAGTGACGTGCAGTTCCTTCTTCTCTGCATCGTATTTATGTCCGACGACTTCATCAGGCGTGATCAGTTCAGCGAGCGCTGCCGGTTCGACATTCGCCAGGCGTCGCGTGCGCCTGGTTGTCTTGTCGCAGGCTTCAATTTTGATGACGCCATTACGCAGCAGCAGCGCTTCTTTGATAGCTGCCAGCAATTCCAGGAAGCCATTCTCGCGGCCCATCACGAACCATTGAACGGCTTCGGATTCTAGCTGAGCCTGGGTTTCATCTTCGGCATCAAGCGGATCAAAGTCACAGATGCGGTCGCTGCTGAATGCTTCCATCATCTGCGCCAACGTCGCTTCAACCATTGCCGACACGTCGCCGGAAACAACGGCGCTGCGTCCGTCTACTTCATCACCGCGAGCGCGTTGAAAATAGTAGTTCAGCGCATCTTCACGCGCCTTGCTGACAGTGTCGCCGTCGAATCCTTCGCAGTGTTGCAACTGTGAGCGCAGCTTCTGCGCCAGGGTCGCCGTGTCTTTCATAGAATGGTTCTCGCTATCCGGTCTTGCACGCTGTAATCAGGCTCTTTTGACCAATCGCTTCCAAGTGCATGATAGTCCCATAAAGCCCAGGTTTCCAGCGCTTCGGATATGCGCGAGTGCCAGGAATAGACAGCATCAGGGCTAAAAACCAGGTCAGCCGCCTGGCTGCTGAAATGTTCCTTGCGGACATAGCCGCCCAATGCGTCCAGGAAAGTGTCGCACTTTTCACCTTTAATGATGCAGCTATTCAACACTGACGCTGATGCGGACGTGCGAATATAGTCGCCATCGTGATGCTGTACGTCAGGGTATATGTCCAGGTCGGCCAGCAGCGGCACAAGTTCCTGATGCCTGTTGCTGATCAGATGCTGCTGAATTGGGAACGGCTGCCGATGCGCGTATGCAATCGCTTCGCCTAATGTGAGATTGTCCCAGGTCTTCGCGTCCAGGATGATATTCGGTTCGCCTGGTTGCACATAAAGGCAGGCCGCGAAAATTGGCAGGTCAAAATTCCAGACGCAATACACTGGCTTATTCGGATTCCAGACTGCCTTCTGCCTGGTCGTGTCATCATTCAGGGTTTCGACTTGCTTGCCATAGATTGCGCCTTCAGCGACCGCTTTCGGGTTGCAGAAGTATTCCTGCTGGATCAGGGATTCTTTCATCCCTTCTTCGCGATCCTTCTCGACATCTTCCAGGCTGATGATCGGGCTACCGTCCAGTTCGCAAGTCTGTGTAATGTCGCGCTTGTCGATGTACCAGTCTTTGTTATCTTGCAGATTCTTATACATCTGCCAGGCGTGATTGCGACCGCGAAACGTGGTGATGAACATCGCCCAGCCATTATTCTCGCGCAGAATCGGTCTGATGTAGTCCCAGGCGTTCGGATTACATAGCGCCCATTCAGAGAAGACAACGCCGACCACGTTGCCGCCGATCACGTTGCTGTCGTAGTTGTCGCTGCCCTGCAATGTCCAGGTACTACCGTTCATCGCTTCGATAAGCATGTCCTGATTGTTGCGATCTGCTTCAATATCACCGAAAGCAATATCAATGAACTTGGCACCCTTGCGCGGATCAATGCCGCGCCACAGTGCCCGCTTTGCGTGAACGTGTTTCGGAAAGAAATGCACATACGTTCCGATCCGTTCCATCATCTGATTGCGAGCGACCGACATACCGAAGACATCTTTGCCTGCGCGTCGATGCCAGAACAGACCGAAGCGGCGGATGCCGTTTTCAAACTGGTTGTATGCTTCTTGCTGCATCGGTCGCAGCGGCCAGGGCCAGCCGATCAGCTTCTGAATACTGTCAGCAGGTGGCGGCGCAGCCTTGCGCGTGCGTTTCTTTTTCTTTGTCATTGCAAGTCTTCCAGGTAGTCGATGAACCGATCAGGATACTTGCCAGCAATCTGTGCCCAGGTCTTCCCGGCAGGTGGCGCGCCCAACTGTGCGCGTAACCACTGTTCGACGCCGCGCTGTTCTCGCGCACGACTAGCGGACAGGAAACGCCCGCCAGGTCCGCGCCTTCTTTCAAGTTCATACTTGGCTTTAGAAATGAAACGACCGCGAGCATCTTTGTAGATGCGGCGGCCATTTCGTAGTAAGACGGCTTGAACTGCCATCAATCGAGATTTTTATCAGGGTTATAGTCGGGGCGCGGTCCCTGGTGCGGTCCTGCGCGCCTGGTTGCCTGCGCTCTACGGTCCTTTCGCCGCTGTCGTGATTGATAAATCTTGTAGCCGATGAACTCGACAAACAGTGTGAAAATGATACCTGCTAGGAATTCCATGATTGCTCCTCATGTTAGTGGGCACGTCCCTGTGCCCTGGATGCGTCCCTAGTATAGATGACCAAGCTTTGCGACCGCATCTAAAATCTCGGCAGTGTCTGGATTGGCTTCAAGCCGGTCCAGTATACCGTTGATTTCAGTCAGCCGTTCCTCGATACGGGTCTTCTCACAATGAAGCCTTTCGGTCAATGTGGAAGGACGTGGGGCAGATTCACAAGCCTCTGCCGATACGATGTTCCCGTAACCCATTATTGCTTAATCGCAACAGTGAACAGCTTCGGCGCGTTCTGGCCGGGCTTCTTCTTGCCAAGCCCATCAAACCGGACATAGACTTCCGGCCCTTCGCCAGTCTCTGCGATGGTGTCAAACAGTTCGCCTAGTGCCGCAGACTCCCACAAGGTGAAGCGCTCGCCGGTCTTCTTCTGCGTGACTTCCATGCAGCGCCGGATTTCCTTCTTCTTGCGGATAGTCATTTCCACTTCACGCACGCCGCCTGTCACTTTGCCGTGTAGCAGCTTGCCGTGTTCCTCTGGCTTCCAGGTCGGTGCATAGCCTGCGCCGATCTGTTCAAACCCTTCAGGAATATCGCCGCCTTGCGGTAGCGCCTCTGATGCGGATGCGGATGCGGATGCGGATGCGGATTTCTTGCTTGCGCGTTTCTTGCGCGTCGTTTTCTTCTTGCTAGCCATTAGCTTTTCCTCTTTTAGAGTGATCAAAATGCACCTTAATCGGTGCGACTCTCAGAACCAGGTTTCGCTTCTCGAATTTATTCGGGACGCGCCCCTGTCTGACTGATATGCGCAAAGTGTTTGGTTTCTCTACCGTGTATTTGCGCTTGTTGTGCATGACCAGTTCTTCTAGGATTTTCGGCCCGCCCTGGAATCCATGCGTTGCGTACTTCGCGACGTAGCGATCAGGCCGGACAAAAGACTTGAATCCTTCGCCTGGTATTTTCGAATAAAGCAGATAACACTTGTTGCGAAGCAGACATAATTCCATGTCTTCGCCTTCAGATTCGATTGCACCTAACCCTTCGGCTGGCGCAAACGGGAATTTGCCGTCAGTTGGGCTGTTCTTTGCTCCGCAGAATATGCCGTCTGTAGCAGTATGAATAGCCTGCGTGTAATGCTCCAACTGATGCATAACGGCCCTGGTGTGTCCGGTGATAAGACTTGCAATGAACGGATGATATAAGGGTCCGGGCTTTTTGTGGATGTTTCCTTCTTCATCTTCAACGTCCCTCTGTTGGATGAACTTACCGTACAGCGAGTTCATCAAGACTTTGTAAAGGAAGCGATGCACAGGATTGTCAGCTTCTGATTTCATTTCATAGAAGTCATGCACATAACGCTGCATCGCGGTTTCTGTAACCGGGTCTTTGTCTGCGTCATAGATATGGCCCATGACTTTCGACAGCTTCACTTCATCGGCGCGCAGCGCTTCATTCAGTTCGAAGCCTGTCACCCACTGATTTTCGAAGCGGTCACGAATCGGCTGCATCGCTCGCTGATTCGATTCGAACAGCGCGGGCCAGTTGCATTCCGCCATCTTGCCGCTGATCTGATACACACCGAAGTCCGGCACCTGTTTGACATTCTTGCTGAACACCCTAGCGGCTACGAACAGATTCGGCTTGCTGAATGCGGGCAGTTGCGTCATCGCATGCGGGTATGCGCTCGACAAGTCCCAGGCATCTATGTGCGAGTGCCAGGCAGGTGCCGCACCAGGGTATACGTTGTTCTTCCCACCGTGATACGACGCCCTGGCACCAACCAGGATTCTAGGGCCAGTGTTGTAGATGCTGGCAGTCTCACTGATGTAATGCTGCTGGAAGATGTTAGCAGCCATGTTTGCGACGCTGATGGATTGTCGCAGGTCAAACTTGTGATGCATTTCATCTATCGCGACTCCAATATGATAAGCAACTTCGGCATCGCGCATTGCGTACTCAATGAATTCCATATCGTCATCATCGAATAGTTTTGTACCTAATCCCTTGGGTACTGGCAGCTTCGGCAGGTCAGGGCAGACCAGGCGCGCAGCTTTCGCCAGGCTCGATCTGAACCAGCCATAGCTATCGACGATTGTGATAGTCGCTTCACCCTTCTGCATCCGGCAAAAGGTCGGCGTGCCATAGATACCTTCGATCATCCAATTGTCATACGTGAAGCTGAAGGTGCCGTCCGACTTGCTGACAAGTTCCCTGGCTCGCGGATAGAACAGGGAAAGCATGTCGAACTTCAGATTATGTCCATAGACAACATATTCACCGTGGCGGCAATACTTCGCCAGGTGGCGCAGACATTCCCTGGTGACGTTACCTTCAGTGACAAACAGGCAGGCATTGATCGCGGGCAGTTGTTCACTATAGAACTGCGCCGTGATCGGCGGCCCTTCCATTGTTTCGGTGTCGAAGCCGATAATAGTAGGCATGGCGTATCCGATCCCTCTTAATCTTCTAGTGAAAACCCGGCGATAATATCCAGGTATAAATTCCGTCCGGTCCACCCTTCTGCATCCTGTTCGCGTTCATCCTGGCTGCGCATGTCGATAATGAATCCTTTGCCTTCTTCAGCTAGCTTCTTGTGCGACACGGCGGCTTGTGTTGGTTCAAGGTGCCAGCCAGCGATGCCGGTCGGCATATAGTCAGAGTCTTCGGTGTAATGACGCACAGCATGAACCCATCGCCAAAGCTGTTCGGCTTCGATCATGGTCATTGCAATGCGTCGCCACTGCGTCAGGGTTATCGGCAGGCGTCCCCATTGATCGCAAGGTATAGGACACAACACTGGCTTCTTGATGATGAAGCCGTCGCCCTTGTGATTGTCATACCAGGTGACAGCTACGATGCGATTCGTCGCTTTGATACCAACGTCATGCCAGTCGGTCATATAACCATCATCGTCAAGGGTGTACGCGCCAGGCTGAAGCTGCGCATAAAGGTCATACTGCCATTCATCATCCTTTTCGTGGACGACGCCTTCTGATGGCAGCCATTTGCGGTCAGAGTATTCGGTCTGTTCCAGGAAGAAGCGCAGCCTGGCATTGATGGCATCAATGCAGCGAGTGATGCGCTGATAGTTCTTCTGACTACGACCGGGACACGGATTGCAGGCGAGTGCGTGCGCTGCCTGCTTACGTTCCGCTTCCTTTTTATTTAGGAAGGGCTTCATTAGATAACTCTCCAACTAGGACGGACAAAGATACGCCTGGTTGCTGTGATCGTCAACACCCTATCGACTAGCCATTATCGGACATGCTCTTGAAGTGTATAGCTCTTAACAAGTGTAAACCATTCCACGTTCTACACGTCAGAAGTGTAGACCAGAATCACACCTATTTTCGTAAGCCCTTGAAATCTAAGGCCAGGGGGGTAAGCAAGTGTAAAGGGCTACAAGTTATTCATCGCGC